TTTAATGACGAGATGGATGCAATGGAATCTTGCAATCATCAAAACGGGGAATCTGTATCAAGAAAACGATTATTAACCGAGGAGGATGATCATGCCAAAAATGCACAGCAACTCTGAATGCTTTGCAAAGTGTTCGGGTTTAGTTACACTTTTATCTGAACTAAGAGTACACTGCTTACTTGATCAAGACTATAATAAATTGAACCAAGTAGAAAGTGCACTTCAACTAATTAATGAACTTAAAGGAGAATTTGATGTCACTCAAGAAGAAACAAAATGCTGAAGTCTATATGTCAATAACAACTAGTGGTAAATCACTATTACAATTGTATATGGAGGTTAAGAAAGAACGTGATCAATTAGCAGTAGCATTAGCTTGTAAGTCTATAGGCATACCATATGTCTGATAACGAAGCATTGCAAACAAGAGTTGATTTTCTAGAAATATCACTGAGGGAGTTAACTGAAAAGTATAATTTGTTACGTCATCAGTTAAATACAAAGTCAAACGATAACCGTAAAAAAGTAGATTCTGGAGATCGGTTTTTATATAATTACGCAGTAGATAGGAAGGGACCATGGCAGTAAATGAATTAGAACAGAAAGTGGAAGTACTGGAATCACGTATTATTGAATTAGAAAAAGTTAACGCATTCCAGGAGGAAGAAGCGAAAGATTATGTAACTAAGGACGAAGCCAAGTTGGAAGTAATCTCCAATAAATGATATTGGCTGATAACTCATTGTTATTAGATATCGCATCTTTCTGTTTAGATAGGCTTAACATACCTAAAAATATAAATATAACGATATCTCAATGTTGTCTTAAAGAAGACAATACATGGGGTTGGTGTTATGATGATGAAGATAACGATTATGATATTGAGTTAGAAGCAACATTAGATCCAGTGGACTTGGCAGAAACTCTTTGTCATGAGATGGTTCACATTAGACAATTTTCAAATGATCAAGAAGCTAACGAAGAGGAAGCTGATCAATTAGAAAGTATATTATACAACGAATGGAAGGAGAAACAACATGGCAAACGTATTTGATTTCGGCTTTACGCTGGTAGATGAAGATGAGTTAGATGTATCAGTACAAAAGGAAGTAGCAGTTGAGTCAGCGCATTCTTTACAGGATAAGATAGATGAGTTATACAATGCTATAACACCTTTACTTAATAACCTTAAATCTAATCCTGAAAAGGAATACATTAAGTGGCCTGATAGAGTACTTAAGGTAGAACAATTTGAAACATATCTTCAAGAGATTTATAGAAAATGACATACACAAAAGCTAAACTATTACCACAAGTATCAGCTAGTAGGGCTAATGAGCTCTTACTGGAACTAGAACAAAGGGTTATTGGGCAAGATAAATTAATTAAGAAATTATTCAAATTAATTCAAAATAACCGTTGACATTTGGATCAATCCATGTTATAATATAACTATATTAACAATTGAATAAGGATTACATTATGACTCGTAACGAAATACTAAGAGAACAAGCAGCCTTACGCAGGATGAACAAAGAATCAAAGCAATCAGCTTTTGATGCATTCAAACCAGAAAACATGTTCGGTACTATTACTGAAGACGAAGAGGATTGGGGTGATGTTTTAATTAACGCGAGAGGTGAAAACAATGGCTGGGATTAGAAAAAGAAAACAACTTGGTATTGCGGGTGCACCATTAGATGGATCCTTCTTACACTTCAAGACGTACTTACATCAAGAAGTAGATTCAAAAGAATATGCTGAAGTTGTTAAGAACTATGTTAAACGTAATTACACTGATGATAAAGCAAAAGCTATTTTAGCCGTTCCTACTTGGGAATACGCTAACTCACATATGGCTGGTATCTGTTACTGGCATTCATTAGATAATGTATTTGATGGTCGTTATACTCATGCTATGGCTTATATTAAAGAACGCTTTAACACGTTGTTAATACAAGGTATGACAGTCTTAGCTACTAAGACAGCTGTGGTTACGTCTAGAATTACTCCGGTCATGCGTATGCAATACCACGTGTATGAGACTATCATGGAAGACCTATATGGCATTGAAGATAAATGGCATACAATGGCGAGCGTCAAATTCGACCTATATAAGGCTTTAAAGATATACGACATTAAACGCTTTGATGAGATAGAATCGTGGGTATATGAGCATTTAAACGACTTTAAGGCTGTCATTAACAAAGAGGATGAACAAATCGTGGAAGCATACAGTCATCTTACAATAAAGGTGATTAAAGAACGTATTACTTTACTTGAAGGATTCTTAGTTGATATTGAACAAATGAAACTATCAAAGAATGCTACACGTAAGATCTCTATTAAAACAACTAAACGTAAGAGTGCTGATAAGCAAGTTGAGAAACTTAAGTTTCAGAAAGAAAACGTTGAGTTTAAATTGACTTCAATTAACCCAATGCGAATTCCTAGTAAGATGAATTTATACACATTCAACACTAAGACAAGACAATTAACTGTATATACATCGAGTAGCCCTGATGGGTTAATAGTGAGTGGATCTACTATTAAAGGTTTTGATAAGAAGTTATCGTATGTATTGAAGTTAAGAAAACCAAGTGACATCCTTCCAGATGTCATGAAGAAAACCCCTAAGCAAATCTTGAAGATCATTGACTCGATCAAGGCACAAAAGAAAACGCCTTCTGGTAGAGTCAATGATCAAACTATAATATTAAGGAGTAAGTAAATGACAGACGACATAAATAAAAAGTCATTCAGCAGAATGGTCGAAACGTTCGTGAGAACACATAGAGGTTGTTCATACATGGATGCCATATTAGAACTGTGTGAGCGCAATGAGATTGATCCACGTGATACTAAAAAGCTTATAAGTAAAGGGATCATTGAACGTATTGAATATGAAGCTAGAACGCTTAACATGTTACAAGGCGGACATTCTTCATATACTTTGCCAATTTAGGGTTGCTTTTTACTTTGAAATGATGTATAATATATAATATGACAATGACAGGCTACGACGCATATCAATACTCAATGGCAATCAAGATGCACTTCACGGGTAACTATGATGCTGTTAAGTATAGATTTAAAACAAGAGTGTCTCAAAAGAGTTATTGGGGCAGACCAGACAAGTACCAATTAACTAAGATTGGTCAACGATTTAAAACACAAGATGATATAGTTACATATTTCGTCGCACATAACCTAGCTGGTAATAAGTGGGTAGGTGATATGATTAGAGATGAGAAGACTTATACTGATCATATTAAGAGAATAGAAAGTTTATCTTATAATTTTAAGAATGAACTAACAGAGATTTCAGATACATCATTTGATGATTTAATGGAGATAAGCGAAACTTATCCTATAATCATTGATAAATATCTGGACGGCACAGTGTCTTTAGAGACTGTGTGTATATTGAATTTGCTAACAGGTTTCATTGATAAGGCAAATTCAAGTATAACTGAGACCATACTATGGCCTGATTTATACAATAAAGTAGTGAAGTACCAACAGTTTATTGACTTCGATAAAAAGAAGTTTATAAACTTAGTAGTCACTGCTTTCAAATAATGATACAAAATAATACAAATATATCTTAAATAGGAGAAAGCAATATGAGTTTTGCAAGTTTAAAAGAAAGAGCTATGAATATGGATTCACTAGTAGGCGCTGCCAAAGAAGCATCTGGTACAGCACAAAAGAATTATGGTGATGACCGTAAATGGAAACCAACAGTAGATAAGGCAGGTAACGGTTATGCTGTTATTCGTTTCTTACCCGCAGTAGAAGGCGATGACCTCCCGTGGGCTAAATATTGGGATCACTTCTTCCAAGGACCAACAGGTCAATGGTATGTAGAGAAATCATTAACTACAATCGGTAAAGATGATCCAGTATCTGAAGTTAACTCTAAGTTATGGGCTACAGGTACTAAAGAGAATCAAGACATCGTACGTAAGCGCAAACGTCGTTTACACTACATGTCAAACATTTACATTGTATCTGACCCAGCCAATCCGGACAATGAAGGAAAAGTATTCCTTTATGAGTACGGTAAGAAAATCTTTGATAAGATCATGGATACCATGCAACCACAATATGCAGACGAGACTGCGGTTAACCCTTTCGATTTATGGAAAGGTGCTAACTTCAAGATCAAGATTGCACAGGTAGCAGGGTTCCGAAACTATGATCGTTCAGAGTTTGGTCCAGTTGAAGCTTTAAATGATGATGATTCAGTACTAGAGAAGATCTATGGTAAGGAATATTCATTAAAAGAATTTACAGATCCTTCTTCATTCAAAGCGTACGATGAGTTAAAACTTAAGTTAACGCGTGTATTGGGTGAAGGCGGTCAAGTAACTTCGACTGCTGAACAGATTGATTTAGATGAAACCATCGCTAATGATCCAGTACCTGCTGTAACGGCATCTGCTGGCACTAACGATGATACGATGAGTTACTTCGCTAAGTTAGCTGCAGAAGCATAAGATTTAATATCTTTTAGAGAAGCCCCTTAATTGGGGCTTTTTTAGTATCCAGGACCCATTGGTTTAGGATAGATAAATGGATCATTGAATGCCTTTTCTGAATTCATATAACCTGCAGCATAATCAACACCATAGTTATTAATAACAGCTGAGTTACCTGAGTTGCTTGTATTACCACTATTAATTACTGCAGCCGATTTACCTTTACCTTCACCATCTATACTTGGTTGCACTGCAGCATTCTTCTGTTTAGTTACAGCTTCTAATGTATTAACCTGATTTACTCCGGCATTAATCGCATCCCAATTAGGCTTGTGTAGCTGAATTGCACTCTTTGGTTTTATTTTTGCTCTAATATTCTTATATAACTTATCTAAGTCACCCTTAGTTAAGCCTTTTGCAATTGGGCCGCCATCGCCTTGATCGCCCTTAGACTCATCAATCATTCCTTGACTTGAAGCATATGCATATAAATCAAAGGCTAATAAAGCCCAACCTACACCAGGTATAAATCTAAGAAGAAGTTTACCTCCGACTTTTGCAGCGGTGATTAATGCTGCTTTATTTACAGCTGCATCTTTAATCTTCTTAGCAGCTAGCTTTTCTGCAACCTTCTTTGCCAACAACTTATCTGCAATAGCTTTTGCTGCTACTCGCTTGGCCTTTTCAATTGCAGCAACCGCCGCGGCCTTTTTAGCTTTTTCCGCAGCCTTCTTAGCTAGAACTTCAGCCGCTTTTGCAGCTGCCGCTTTCGCTGCAATCTCCTTAGCCTTCTTAATAGCTAGTTGCTTAGATGCCTTCTTAGCCGCCTTTTCTGCAGCAATTTTTTCAGCTGATTTGTGAGCACCCGTACTAAGTTTATTGCCAAATTTATCATAGCCCCATTTCAAAACCCCGACACTAGCCCCAGTACCAACGACGGCACCGGCAACTTCACCAATACCCCATCCATCGTTGGCGTCACCAGAATTCTTATTTCTAGTAATAGCTTTCCTTCGTGCTAGTATCGCAGCCGCCCTAAGTTGTGCCGCTTTAGCTGCTTTACCTTTAGACTCTCTTCGTCTTTCTTCAGCAGCCTTCATATCATCTTTGGCTAATTTTTCCATGGTCATAGTCATATGAACCATCTTATCTGAATTAGCCAACAATAATTCTAATGTAGTTGCTATATTTTTAGACTTACCACCTGGCGTACGTAATGAATGTTGAATGTTGAGTAAGGTGTGAACCATCTTATCACTATTAACTTTAGTCAACTGTTGGGCCTTCAGAGTATCGTCGAGGTAAGGTCCGTCGAACATCATATCACCACCAGAACCACCACCACCACTACCTGGAGCATTATCACCCCTATCCAATATAGCTATAGTGGTCTTAAGGGCCTTCATATGGGCTTCGGCCATTTCTTCAGGCTTCATGTCCGCTAAGTCTTCTCTGGTTAGTTTGCCTTCTTCCATGAGATTGGATATCATATCCTCATAGCGTGGATTACTTTTATCCTTATACAGCCGCTTAAGATTACCCCTATCCATATGGGTTTTTTCGTCATGAGATACCTTATCCCAATACGCTTTAAGCTCAGCCTTAGTAAGCACCTCACCAGTCTTTTTATTTTTATAGTTCTTATCTTTAAGGCCGGCAATATTTGAAATGCCGAATGCTTGGAGCAAATCCATCTGCTTCATACCAATCGAACGTTGTTTCTTAATAGCTTCGGTATGTTCTAATGATGATAATTTTAATCGATGGGCTGTTTGTTTTACAGAATCACCCGCCATGAATGAATGTAATAGAGTAATACGTTTTGATACTTCACGTAAGCCTGCTTCGTTACGTGAAGTAGACTCAACTAAGAATT